GCCCCAAATTCATCTCTGGCTATAAAGGTAATTTTAGTAGTCATTTTTATCCTATCTACCTTACTAGTATACCCTAATCGTACTTGGTTGACAAGTTGGCTGTTAAAGGAAGAGGCCTTTGATAGTACAAAAGGGGCTTTTTTTAGTATTGTACATAGTACATACCCGTCTTAGGAGCATCATGGCCGCCAGTTTCCCATCATCACTGCGTACCTTCACAGCCAGAACTGACCTTGTGGATACAGTTATCGCAGATAACGTTAACTCTTTATACGAAGAAGTCCGAGCCATTGAGCAGACTCTCGGCTACGGCCTCTCTAGCCCGCTAACCAACGGTTTTACAAGCGGTGTTACTTTTACCCAAACTCCTGCTGGAGACAGCTGGAGCACCCTCACAGACCGTTTAAACAACATTGAGATCGGTGTCAAGAACCAGACTGTAGTTACTACTCAGGGCGATCTAGTAATTGGTGGTGGCTCAGGCCTGCCATCTCGTTTAGCAATTGGTGCTAACGGAACATACTTAACTAGCAACGGCACAACTGCTAGCTGGAGCAGCTTCCCATCTTACATATCACCTACTAACGGAACGGTTTCTACCGCAGCTATTAGCTCAGGCGTAGTTCGAAACATTTTTACAAAGACAACTATACCAACTGGTAGCGACGGGGCTGTTGGGGATATCTGGATTGTATACGTATAATGTCCGGAAAAATAAAAAAAGATTCCAGTACTTGGGGGACAGCCACATCGATCTTTGTTAAGACTGGCGCATCCACATGGAATCTTGCATCTAAAGCTTACGTAAAGACTGCAAGTAGTACTTGGGTTCAGTGGTTTGCTGCGGCTATTGCTGATGGATTTAATAGGGTTACTAGTGGAACGTTGGGAACTGCTGATACAGGCAATCCCTGGACAACTCAACAAGGCGCCTGGTACGCAAACGGATCTCAAGCACAGTCGGATACCGCCGCATCATCTTACCCTTTAGCTTCTGTAGAACTAGGAAGCGCTAACGCTCAAATATCTGCATCTGTAAGCGGAGGAACAGGCCCAGCATTTTGGGTAAGCTCTGCTGGTAACTGGTGGGCAGCTGTTGCATACAACACTAGTTCAACATCCACTACTTGTACTGGCGGAACCGTTTCTTGTACAGACTCCTCAAATACGTGTACCCCAACAAATAGCTGCGGAAGCGTTAGCTCTAGTTCTAGTTCCACAACAACTTGTACTGGAGGCACCGCCTATTGCTACACTGCTGGGTGCACACCTTCTAACAGTTGCGGCACCGTTACCCAGACCACAAGTAACACCACTACTTGTACCGGAGGCACTGTATCCTGTACCGATAATAGCAACTCCTGTACTCCATCTAACTCTTGCGGAAGTATTAGTTCTAGCTCAAGCTCCTCTACTACCTGTACAGGTGGCACAGTCTCCTGTACAGACTCAAGTAATACTTGTACCCCAAGCGGAAGCTGTGGAACTATTAGTTCTACTTCTAGTACGGGTACAACCTGTACCGGTGGAACAGTAAGCTGTACCGACTCAACTAATACTTGTACCCCAGCTAACTCTTGCGGAACCGTTAGTTCAAGCTCGACTACAACTTGTACTGGTGGAACGGTATCTTGCTCTGACTTTACAAACACTTGCCAACCATTAAATACTTGCGGCACTATATCCTCGTCGTCATCAACAATTAATACTTGTTCCGGATCTACTGTCTCATGCTCAGACAGCACTAACACCTGTACCCCAAATAACTCCTGTGGAACCATTAGTTCAAGTTCTGCGACAACTTGTACTGGAGCTACTGTTTCATGCTCAGATACTACAAATACTTGTTCTCCTGGTGGCTGCGGAACTGTCGGCACTGGCACAACTATTACATGTACTGGCGCAACTGCTCAATGCACGGATACAACTAACACTTGTACACCTGCAAATGGGTGTGGTACTGTATCTTTAATACAGACATACGGTGTGTCCGAGTGTACAGGTGGTACGGTAACTTGCACAGATACTACAAATACATGCACACCAAGTAACTACTGTGGAACTATCACCTCTACTACAAATAATACTTGCGATGGGCCTGAGGTAGCATGTTCAGACTCTACAAATACTTGTAACCCTGGCGGTTGCGGTACTATATATTCGTCACAAGATTACGGCAGTGCGACATGCCCTTCAGGCTATACTGGCCCTACCTACACCTACAATGGTAATGGTATTTTCGGTTACTGGTGTACACAGATTGTTACAACAAATACAGCAATTAAAACTTGTACAGAAACTTATGGCGCTGGATCTGTAAATAGCGCACAACCCTGTACAAGCTGCTACGCAGTAGTTAATGGTACCAATACTTTTATTGGTTGCTGCGAAGTTGGTACTAGCGGAGTATATCAAGGATGTAAAGGCCTAACTACAGGTACCGTTTACAACTACGCAAGTCCTACATACCCAATAACTTATTACCGTACTCAAAAAACAACACAAACAAGCTATACAAGATCAGCGCCATCTTTGTATACATACCCTGTCTATGTTCGCCGGTCTGCTACAAACTTGACTACATACACCAGAAGTCAAAGCTCAAACGCTACAACCTACACTCGTACTTCTCCATCTAATAATGCGGTTACTACCTACACCCGTACATCCCCATCAAATGTAACTACCTACACACGTACTTCTCCATCAAACGTCACTAGCACTACCTACACCCGCACCTCACCATCAAACGTGACAACCATCACATACACTCGCACATCACCATCAAACGTGACCACAACAAACTACACTCGCTCTTCTGCCACAAACGTAACCAACACAACCTACACTAGAACCTCTGCGTCAAACCTTACAACCACTACTTATGGATATAACCTACGACTTATTAAGTCTGTGGGCGGCACAGTTAGCACAGCTACTGGAGACATCTCTTTAACCTCTGCAGCGGTTGCGATCAAGGTGACCACCTCTGGAAACGATATAGTTGCGCAAGCCTACTCAGACACAGGGCTTACTATTACTCTGGGGTCCGCGATCTCGTACACAGCAACAAGTCCTGTTAAGGGAACAGCCCATGGTATAATTAAAGCACCTAGTGCCTATGGACAAGGTTCTACGGTTGATAATTTCTCTGTAACTATTTAGGAGCACCATGAGTACACAAGATCGTCCCGCTAGACCTTGGGACCTATTTAACAAAAATATTGGGCGAGTTGAAACAGAAATTGCTGAAGAAAGATTTGCTATCTGCCAAGCATGCCCTAAACTTACTAAGGTTACTAACATATGTCAAGAATGCGGATGTTTTATGCATCTAAAGACAAAACTTCCAAATGCCTGGTGTCCTCTAGGTAAGTGGAATGCTATAGAAGTTACATACAAAGACGGCGTACTAAACGAAAAGGAAACACTACAACCATGAGCGAAGAGCAGAACGTACTACCCATAGAAGAACTACCAATTATCATAGAAGAAGACCCTATCCCTCCAGTAAAGCTTGCCTTTATTATTGATGGAGAAGTAGTTGAGGTTCTTCACACTGATCATCGTTTAGGAGCTATATTTTTAAGCAGCCCTGTAATTGTAGACGTAAGTGAAATTCAAAACTTAGGTGCTCTTATGGGAACCACTTTCAATGAAGAAACTGGGGAATTTATTCCCCCATCAGAAAAGGAGTAACAATGCGAGGAGAAAATCGTCAAGGGCGTTTTACGATAGACCATGAACGTGACTCCTTCATTAGCGGTACCACAAAAGAAATGGTAAACACCGTAGGTAACGTTATCGACTGGTGGTTTTATGACCAAGTTAGTAGCGAAGTAGACCCTATATATGACGTAGGAGATAACCAAGGCGGTCGTAGATGGGTTGGCCCTATTAAGGTGCCTGTAATTAGTACTAGCGTTACTCAGGGTATGACTATCCAGGGAGAGCGTGGTTTCTATAACACTGATATCCTGGCCATCACTATTAACATAGATATGATTGAGGACCACCGCAATACCCTCGGGAAGAGCGCAGCTACCTACCCTAACCTAACTATGATGGAAGATAACCCAGACGCCTATCTTAGAGACCGGGTTGTGTACCGAAATCAAGTTTGGACCCCTAATCGCATTATGCCTCTGGGCCTAATAACCGATAAATTTACAGTCCTCCATATCGACTGTGCCCAAGTAAATGCTGAAGAGCTGGTCAATGATCCGCAGTTCCAGCACTATGCTGGTTACAACCCATTTGATCCAACTACCCTGTAGACTATACACATATAACAAAGGAACCCATATGAGCTATGTATACCGCCGAGAAGGCGACCGCCCTAAGGCGCGTGTAGGAATTCAGAACCATACTGATATTACTAAGTCTGTAGAGACAAGCGGCGTCCCAGACGATGTGGATACCCAGAACGTAAAGCCTCTTCGAGATACCCCCGCCCTTCGTAAGAACGCCGAAGCTCTTCGTAACCCAAAGAAAAAGAACCCTCATACGAAAGGTAAGAAATAATGTGCGCTACCTGTGGCTGCGGTAAGCCTAAAGACAAGCACGGCAAGACCACCCTGGCCGCTGCCAACAAGAAGTACGACAAGAAGTCTGACTCAAAAGGTAAGGCTAAGAAAACCAACGTAGTACGAAAGAAGGGCATGTAATGTCTAAGTACACAGAGAAGTCTGATAAGAAGCAAGACGCCAAAGACACCAAGGGCATGAGTCCTAAGGAAATGGCGGCTTTTAAGAAGGCGGACAAAAAGCATCGTAAGCCTAAGTCTCAAGAAGACGATGCCAAGATGGACAAGAAGATCATTAAGAAGATTAAAAAGAAGTAATGATTTAGCCCCCGCAAGGGGGCTTTTTCGTTTATTCTTGTATATAACGCCGGAGTAATCCGGAACCCTGCAGCTCTACCTTGCGCCTCATATGGAGGAATTTATGATTTTCTTAGCTAAGCGGATACTCCGTGAAGAGACGGATGCCGATAAACAAGAGTTTGTTCGTGGAGCAGTAGGTTTGAGCAACAACGGTGGAAAAAAAGCATTAGCCACTGGAGTCGCCACATACATGCTAGCGAATTGGCTCAAGCGTGGCAAGTAATCTAAACTCTTTAATTAACCTCTCCATTCGGCAAGGTATTACAAAGTCTGCCGCACTACATACAAAGATCTTGCGTAAGCATGCCGATTCTTATGGCTGGCCGCAAGCACTGTCTAGTTCCTTATCTGTCTCTGACAACCCTGAAGACCAGAAGATTATGCACCCAGGTAAGTTTGCAGACGAGATCAACATGCTGGAATACGGCACCACTGATGTACCAATCTCACCTGCCGTTAGAACCTTCCGTAAGACTTACATGGAAGAGGCCTAACCATGCCATTTATTTTAAATGAGGATAAGGCGCTAAAGACAATTCTCAGTGGCATTACTGTCGCTGATAGCGGAAACGCCACTCGTCCAGTAGGAGTATTCTACGGACAGCCTGACAAAGAAATTCGTGCCCAAGCCTATCCTTATATCACTATTGATCTAATCTCGGTCACAGAGGACACCTCTCGTGCACACCGTGGCTACTTGGATGACATCCCTTACATCCCAGAGGGCGAAGATCCCGACATATCTATAGGAGTAGACTACCCAATTCCCGTAGATCTTGTTTACCAGATTACTACTTGGGCTCGCCAACCTAGACATGATCGTCAGATTATGTCTGCCCTCTACACTAATGGTAGACTACCACTTAGATTTGGATCCTTGCCTATCGAAGAAGACGGAACAATCCGCCGACTTGATATGCTAGGGTTTCAAAAAAATGACAGAACTGAAAACGACAAACGTCTTTTCAGCAATGCATATACCATACGAGTAAGCGCTGAAATCTTTCAGAGCGAATTTGTACAGCTCTACCAAGTTGAAGAATCCCCTACAATCACGTTTACGTCACAAGACACGCCTTTTACACAAATCATCGTATAATACCGACACTAAAGAAAATAACCTAACCCTAAGGAGAATACCGGAATGGCAACATACAGTCGCCCCGGCGTCTTTATCCAAGAAGTCGCACTTCCTCAGTCAGTAGTCGTTCCAGATAACGGAACTTCAGTTGGCGCATTTGTAGGTACTTTGCCAAAAGGTCCCTCAGCTGCACCTGTTCTTTTAACTGGCTGGACAGATTTTGTTAAGACTTTCGGCGGATTAAATGACGCTTACCCAACAACATGGGCTGCCTATAACTTTTTTGCAAATGGTGGCCGCAATATATACGTACAGCGTGTTCTAGGCTCTGGAGCAGCCGCTGGTACAGTAACTATCACTGATGGTGATGACCCAGCTAATAATGCGTTTACAGTAACCGCATCTTCAGCTGGCGCATGGTCCTCAAGCTACGGCGTAAAGCTTGTAGTTGCGGGAAGCGCAGCACGCTTTGGACTTATCGTTTACGGCGCACCAACAATCTTTGGTAACGCTTTATCAAATCCAGTAGAACAATTTACTGACCTAAGCATGGATCCTACAGACCGTAACTATGTTCTTTCTGTAATCAACTCTTCATCAGCGTATATCCGTATCTCGGGCGTAGACGAAGAAGTAACTCCAGCACTTGGTGGATCAGTAACCGCACTAAGCGGCGGAGCTAATGGCTCTGCGCCTGCTCGTTCTGCTTATCAGACTGCGTGGACTCTATTTGACCCAATCGATAATCCTCTCGTTGCGTACAACCCAGATGCCGCATATGCATCTACTGATGAACTATCAGGACAGCTTGCTGGAGATGTAGTAGTTTACGCATCTTCTCGTACAGACGTGTTTGCAGTTGTTGATACTCCTTCAGGACTGAACGTTGCTGATGCAAAAACTCAAGCTAGCGATATCAAAGCAATCTACGCGGCTACCTCTACAGGTGGAAACGTAGCAGCTTACTATCCTTGGTTCTACATCCCAGATACAACTAAAGCTCAAGGCACTCTACGCCTTCAGGCTCCAGGAGCTTCTGTAGTTGGTCAGTATCTAGCTACTGACGCATCTCGCGGTGTCTTTAAGACTCCTGCCGGATATAACAACCGAATTGCTTTATCTGTGGCTACAGAGCACCAATTCACTAATGCAGAGCTTGACGACATCAACACAACCATCACCCCTCTTAATGCGATTCGTCAAGTACCAGGTAATGGTCTTGTAATTATGGGTGGCCGTACAATGGACAATACCCCAGAAAATCGCTACATCAATATTCGTCGTTCACTTATCTACATTGAAAAAGAGCTATCTGAACGTAGCGCTTTTGCAGTGTTTGAAAACAACGATGAACGCCTATGGCTAAGCCTACGCACATCGATCTCTAATTTCTTGCGCATGTACTGGCAAGCAGGCGGTCTTCGTGGCGCTAACCCAGCACAGGCATTTTACGTAAAGTGCGATAGCACAACCACTCCTTTTGCCGATATTCAAGCCGGCCGAATTAACATTGAGGTTGGCGTTGCTCTTCAATACCCTACAGAGTTCGTTGTCATTAAGCTTGGACAACTTACCGGTTCCGCTACGGCTTAAGGAGAAAATATAAATGGCAACCCCCCCAGCAACAACAAATGCGGCAGACACCGCAGTTGTAAATCCCCTATCACACTTAATTACTGACCCAGTCCGTAATTTTCGTTTCATTGTTACCATCACCCCTAATGATAAGCCTGCTGCAGGTAGTACAGGTACTTGGGGCGCTAACTTTGGAAAACTTGGTTTCGTATCACTTTCAGGTTTAAGCGTAACAACTGAACCTATCGCATACCGCGAAGGTGGCTACAACACTAACTTCCATCAGTTCCCAGGCCAATCTTCATTTACTCCTAT